ACAAACGATCCATCAATCCATTTACCCTTACGATCCTTAATTTCGTTATATGCCACTTCAAAACAATTTGCAAAGTCGTAGTTAAGTGCCTTACTAATAGATTTAAGATAAGCCACCGCACGCACTAGATTATGACGACACATTTCTTTGCTTGCTAAATCCTGTGAGAGTTGGAATTCTGAGATATTGGCATTTAACAATTTAAAACATTCCATCGCATCCTTACGTCTGATGTTGTCTGATTCCTCAAAAATACCGTGTACATCCTCTTTGATCAGCAATGCAAGACCTACAATCACGACCGCACAATCACCGATACTGTCCTTAGTCAGCTTTTCATTTTGTTTGAGATACCCAGCACATAGCTCACCAAATTCCTCACTCAATTTAAGAGCCTGTTTGTCCAATCGCCCACCGTGTTCGAGGTCACGGTCGATAAACCATTTTTTAGTTAGTGTTACTAATTCCTTTTCCAATACCATAATATTTTTATTAATCCTTTCTTTGATTGCCCGTGATCTTCCAATCACTGCGGTTTTACCAATATTTTTTGTATGAGCAGGTCACTGCTTGTGTCTTGTAGTCGCTGTCGATCCAGTCTGATTGACCGTTTAATTAAATCAATTTCCATAATAATCTCTATCCACTTTACTAAAATAAGGGAGTTGCTCTGCTCCCCTTTTTCAGAAAAACAGATTAGAGGGCCTTTCTAAATTTATAGTGAGCAATGGCCAGCGGGCGGAGTTGCGCCACCCTATTTACTACAACTGGCCAGCTATCGGGACGGGTCGATAGCGTGAAATAAAGAATGTAAAAAATCATAAGGAAGAATGTTCCCGTCCTAATCCTATAGAGGGAATCGAACCCTCTGAGGTTTCCAAGCCTCGCCCAGCATAGGACGCAATGGATCAACGGCATTGCTCTGAATTATCATTAGTTTGTTGATCGTTTGGAACGTATATCAGATTCCGTGTATGTAAATTCTTAAAGAAAGGACTCTCCTTTTTTATTTATAGCTTGATATACATTTTTTGAATCGTGTGTTAAGGCATAAAACCAGTTGTTTTATCACGATTCAGTTTTGAGACCCCTCACGTAGTCCCGTATCAGTGTATAATATTTTAGTTTGTGAGGTTATGACTGACAGACCTGTTAAAATCTGCCAGCCTTACATTAAGCACCTAACGCCCACGCACGTTCCAGATGCAATTGAGATGATAACTTACGTTCTTTTCTTCGCCCCTGCTTGCGATACTTAAACGTAAATTCGTCCAGTGCCAAGTCCATTTTAATTGTCATTTTATCTGGATAGTTGTCGCCATAAAACTGCATACATTCGAGTAAGAAGTGGTTATCCATATAATCCTCGAATTTTATTAATTGCGTAGGTGGTGGCATCGTGCCATCTCTTCGTGAGCGGTTGATATATCCACTCACACGTTTGTCACCAAGGATAGTAAAGAAATTACTAACACCACCGTATTCGCTCATGAGGTTGTCATATTCCTCGTAGAATTTGTTTATGAGTGACATTATTCACCCTCACGCTTCAATGCGATTCGTGCGATACCGCCCAGAATAAACATACCAGCAAATGAAAGAACGAAAGTACTCTCAGAACCCGTATTAGGGAGCGTGTGAGCGTTTGTTTCAGTCGGTTGATAAATAGCATTCACTTGCTCTTTCTGAGGCTCTACGGTCGTTTTAGACGGCTTAGAATTGATTTCTGTTGGTTTATCCTGTTTTGGTTTATCCTGTTTGGGTTGTGGTTCGTCACGTTTAGGCTCTGGTTGTGGTTTTGGAATATCAATGATAAGCTCTGGCTTGTCCAATACTGGAGCTGGTGGCATCATTGGAATATCCTCGATATTGATTTCTGGTTTATCAAGCACTGGTGCATCAAATGGAACTGTACCACCAGACCATTCTGGTTTATCGAGTTGTGGTGCGTCTGGAGGTGTCACCCCGCCTTTCCACTCTGGAATTTCTACAATCGGAGCAGGAGGCATAAGAGGAATATCTTTTAAATCGATTGATGGTTTTTCATACTTAGGAGCATCGTTTGGAATTTCCCAGACTGGTTTATTCTCACCACTTGCGTCACCACGGCCACCTACAAGCTGTACATAACTGTATGAAATAGCACCATCCGATTCAGCTTTTAGCTCAATCTTATTGGTTGGATTTACACTATCTTTAACAGCATTAGTCAATTTAGTTTTGTAGTTAATGTAAATCATATGTTCCAAGCGATCCATTTTGATTGTGAATCCATGCTCAGACTTGCTGATTGATTTAACCAAGTCCATAGCTGATCCTTTATCGATCCACGGATTTACGCTTTCGATCGATTTGATTTCAAAGTAATCATCCACTAGCTTTTGATTTTCTGACATTTCGTCAATGATGGTTACATAGTTCAACACACGTTTAGCATAGTTAATACGAGCAGTCCAGTTAATGACCGTTGGGTCATTCTCATCTTGACTACCCCATTTAGAGATCAATTCATCTTTACCGATAACTTGCTCTGCTCCAATTTGAGCAGTTACTAATGTACCGTTAAAATTAACAGTGACTGGTTTTCCAGATTCTACTTTGTCAGTCCATGTAGCATCCATCTTGAGGCTCATCTGCTTATTAAGTGGATGATCTTTAAAGTAGTTGTTGAATACTGTGGTAACAGTATTAGTTGCTGTGTCAGTAGTAGCTTTACCAACCACTTGCTTATCTGGATTGTAAACATCAAAGTCAAAGTTGGTTTGGAATTTCACTTCTTCGGGGAGTGTAAATTTAACCTTATCGCCCTCGTTAATCTCCATTTCATCTGGGAAATGTACGTTTTTATATTCAACTGTAAAACCTTGGTATTTACCGTTTCCGTTTGACTGGTCGATCACAACTTCTGGGTTCGTTACTTGAATATCACTTCCATTTTTTGTAAATTCCGTAGCATTTCCCGATTGGTTGTGATCGTTGCTTTCGCTTCCTGTTTCTGCATTTGAATTTTCAGTAGTTGGCTGTTCAGCAGTTGACGCTGTTTCATTTTTTTCTTCTCCAGATCTTCCGCTATTTGAAGCCGTAACTCCGCTTGTTTCAGTTCCTGTTGTAGTTGTTCCTTGTACGTTTGTTTCATCCGCATATACTCCTTGGGCTGTTGCGATTGCTGCGATTGTTGCGACTGTTGCTAAAACTAATTTTTTATTCATGGTTTGTCTCCTTTACGATTGCGAGCGCATCTTCTACGCTACGTGCAATACCTGCAAGTGCGCCACGCGCTTTAACTGTTTTAATAAATTGTTTCTGTTCTGGTCTTACTCGACCATTTGCATTTTTTACTTCGATGTAAAATATTTTTCCATCAGGTCTAAACCCGTATAAATCTGGGTGGCCTTTCGGTAGTCCCGTATCAAACCATCTGCCATCTGCGGTTTTCACTTTCCCGACATTCGCCCGAAATACTGTATAGCCATTTTCGGTTAAAGCCACCCGGATTTCATTTTGTATAGTATGTTCAGTTTTCACAATATCCTCCGAAAGTTCCCGTAGTGGTTCCGATTAATGGAACCACTAGAAAACCATTAATACCAAGGGTTTAGCTTGTTTTTTGGGCAAAAAGTTCCCGTAGCGGTACCCGTTTCTATTTATATATATTTTTATTATTTTATTTATTATTATTTCAATAGAATAGTAATGGAACAGTGGAACCAATATAACCTAAACACTAGAACCGCAAGGGGTTAAGGTGGTTCCCGTTCTCCATTTTTTAATGGAACCAAACGGGAACTCAGGAACTTTTTTCATACCCCATTGTTGGAATTTGACTCTCTTCATCTGCCCAAATGAATCCGATGTAGTGTTTTGGAACGTCAACCGATGGAACGAATTTACCCAAAGGTTTTATTTTCTTCTTCACCCAACCATCGGGAATATTTTTAGCCAGTTGAATTTCAAACTTACGTTTAGTAAGTTTTGTTACACCTTCGTCCTTGCACCATTCTTGATACAACCACCACAAATACCTTGAGGGGAGGCGGGTGGATTCAAATTTATTGAACCATTCCATGACGAATGCCTTGACTGTATCGTTCGATTCCTTGAAATCTTCGAGGGCTTCGAGTGACGCTTTTGGTTCGATAAACCGATCGAATGAAATTTCTAAGGCTTTCTTCAAAACATACTCTAAGACTTCCTCACGGTAGATGTAATCATCTTTGATTGCCCAATTGTCATCTTCGCTTGAGAATGATTTTTTAAATGGGATGATTGCGAAACGTCTGTATGTACCATTCGTTTTATTTTTAAACCGTGGGAGTTCATTAGTAGACTGGATAACCGTTTTCTTAAATACCGTAGTGTAAGGCTGTTTATTTTTTTCTTCAACCAGTACGGGTTCACCCGTTACCACGCTGTTAAAGTTTGAAGATTCATCCACATAGATACCAGCTTGGACATCATCACCAATCACTACCGTTTTCCCCTCAATCATGGAAAGTGAGAAACGTTCTGCGAATTGGTTGATTTTTAAACTAGCCACGTTTTTCATTCCAACCACGTTAGTGATTAACTGCTGGACTGTACCCTTACCATCGTTCCCCTCACCGACAAACCAGATTGATTTGCGATATGAGTAGTTACCGTTAAGACTTGCTGAAATGACTTGCCAAATGAGATGTACCAGCTCTTCATCACCACTCATTAAATCCAGTAACCAATCATCTACGTTCCAACCGTCAATCGTTGGAGATTTCGCAAAGTGATTGTATTCAGTAGCAATGGTCGAGAAAGCTACGAATTCGTGTGTAAAACCTGTGAGAAATTTTCTCTTTTTGTCGTAAATACCGTTCTTCACTAAGATAAAACGTTTAGGGTCTTTGTATTCCCCCGTGGAGAAATTACATGAGAAGTGTTCGTGCTGGTTCACCCGTGGGGTTGCTGCAAGCATAAAGAGTACATTCTTTGCGCGTGCCTCGCTAAAATTCGGTTCTAACAATCGAATAATCTTATAAGCATAGCTAGGGTCTTTATGATAATACCCATGATCTGGATCATAGACCGCTACACGGTCATTTGATAGATTGACGATGTAAAGAATTTCTTCCATCCCTTGCGCTACTGCCAATTCAGTGAGGCGCGTGGGTGGGTTCTTCTTTGGTGTTACTGTGTTCGTGACTGGATCATAATCGTTCTTATGTTCTTCCAGCCAGCGCTTACGATAGTCACGACACGCTAACCGAATTTCTCGCCAGTCGTTTGGTTTTTCGATAATTTCGATGAGATGCCGTTGCTGTTGCATTTCTCGATACTGTTGTTTTAATAATTCAAGATCCATCCATATCCTTTCTAAGCATACTTTCAAACGTTCTGTCTAATTCGCTCTGCGGTAGACTTTCGGGTGTGTAGTGATTCGCTAGTTTTGCAAGCATATAAATCGCATCTACTTCTACCCCTCGTAGGAGCAGACCACCGATAAAACTTGCAAGAGCATTATTTCTACCACCTTTATCACCCAACCCGTATACGACCTGTTCAAAAAGTTTTGCTGTTTTGCTTGAATACTCACCTTTCTGATAATCCGTGGTGAAGTTCACCTTAGATTTTTTCTTTTCAGTTTTTAAGATTTCTAAAATCTCTGGTGGACATTCAGCGATAGGGTGCTTATTCTTCCACTTATACTGACCTTTAGAATTATTACTAGGCGGTACTAAGATGTAATTGTTTTTGTTTGCTTTAATGTCTATACCAGCTTTGATTCGTATATCTTGACTTATTTCAACCCCCTGTGGTTTCTTTAAGTAGATATGCTCTCCACCGCTTGGAGTGGTTACTCTCAGCGTGTCTGGTATGTATTGTGATAATTCCCAATCGTTTAATGATTGGTAGCCGTTTTCGGTTTTATTGACATCTATATCAATGACAAAGAAGTCTACTGTTCTAAGCGCTATATTCGCCTCTGGTTCTTCGTGCCAAAACCGTTTAATATCTTCAGCGGTAAAGGTGCTATCTTTAAATTTAGTGATAGCACGTTTACTACGCTTGTCGATCGGAATGACAGAAAAACCATTCGCTTGATAATTCAGCGCGTAATCTACCATTCCTACCATAGTCTTAGAATGGCAAATCTAAATCTTCGATCTGTTGATTCGTAGACGGTTTAATCTCACCAGCAAACGCTGGCAATTCTGATTGCTCCATCTTCGTTACATTCAGATTTTCGTAAGTCTGACCGTTGTATTCTGATGTAACGTTTTTAACAGTTACTTTAAGTGATTTACCACGGATCAGTTCAAGGAATTGGTCGATAGAGTTGATTTCTACACCTTCGGGAATTTTTACCGCTTTGGCATAACGTTGAAGCGCCCACGTTGGATATTGAAGTGTTTCTTTGTTGATCCAAATCTTGTCAAAGATTAAGTTATTGCGGAATTTCTGCTGGAAATCATCACGAATTTTAAGGCGGATGTCCAGGAAATCTGTACCGTTTTTGCTTGCGTTCTGCTCCGCCTGTGAGATGAATACCTCATACGTTCCATCTGTGATAGATGCGAATTGTTCTGCTGCTTCATAGTTTACTGAGAATAGTGACATAATAAGTTACCTCCAAATATTTAACCTTTTCTGTTGAAACCATAACCACCCGTTTGCATATCCTTTTAAATTTCGGAATGCTTTTAATTCAGCTAGGTTCTGGCATTTTGTATATTGTTTTCCATATTTTTTAACGCGACAATATACCATTGCTTCATCTTTTCTGACCTCGATTTCTTCACCGTTAACATTAATGAATACCATCTCTTGGTCGATTTTTGAAAGCTCAATTTCTGAGCGTTTATCGTCTAAATTTATGACAATTTTCGGTTGAATGATAACTGCTCCACAATATGGGCAACAGTTATCTTTCATCTGCTCTCTCCAAAATGTTGCAAAACATTGCTCACAAGTTTTTGGAGATTTTTCGGCTGGTTTTTTTGTTTTAGAAATTCCAGCTAGTGTCCAATCCCGATCATCATTTGGTAATCCATGTCTTAAATGGTTACCTACGTGATCGATTAAGATTGCACGTTTCCCTTCTCTGGGGTTAAGTGGTCGCATAGCGAATTGCAAGTATAACGATAATGATGCTGTTGGTCGTAACATGATGCAGACATCAACATTCGGTAAGTCGATTCCCTCAGTGAATAGATTCACGTTAACCATAATGGTTATTTCACCATCCCTAAAGGCTTGCATATATTCTTCACGCGCCTTTTTATCAGTCTGACCAGTCACGATTACCGCACGATAACCGTTATTATTAAATCGTTCTGCGACTTTTTCAGCGTATACTACGCTATGGACATATACGATAGCTTGTTTCCCGTCTGCTAATCGTTTGTAGTGGTCAATAAAATCACCATACTCACCCTTGAAATCAAGTGCATCGTCTATCGAACTATTGGTAAATTCTCCAGATCGCTTTCTTAATTTCTTTAAATCAAGGAGATTGACAGAATAATAATCAAACTCTGATATGTTCCCATGTTTCTGTAGCCATCGTATGGATTTACCGATCACTAGATCATCTGCTAGATCATCGAACCCAGCCCCGTCTAATCGAATGGGTGTGCCTGTGAAAAATAACTGAGTAGCATTTTTAAAATATTTCAATATCGTCTGATATTGTTTGGCCTTGATATGGTGGGCCTCATCGACTAATACCACATCAAATCGGGGGAGGGTGTCGAGTTTTCGAACTAGACTGCCAACCGTACCGATGGTTACATATTCGAGATTGACTTCACCACGTTTAAATGTTTCTTCTACCTGCTCATTTATTTCTTTTCGATGGCTGAAAAATAGTACGTGTTTTTGTTTATCGGTAGCATTTTTCGCAATGTGCGACATGACTACCGTCTTACCAGATCGTGGTTACTACGGGGGTGATTGAACCATGATTTTTTTGTTTCCAGCTATCATAGATTTTTTAATATCCATGATTAACTCTTTCTGATAATCACGTAATTCAAACACCACTAATCATCACCCCCTTTAAATAACTCTTCGACTTTACAGCCTTTACGATTGTCCAAGCGATTCTTAGCATATACGCTGGCAGATGGTTGTAAGATAAATCCTCGTACTTCTTCACCATCGTCCGTGGTTTTTTTAACCAGACGGGCTACTACGTCTGTTAAACCAAGGAAGTTATTAAGAATTTTAGGGCGAATGTCTGGCATAGCACGGTTGTAAATCATGCCGTTTTCGTCCGTCCATTGGTCGCTCGCCTCCCACGCTGTAAATACAATGCGTTTATTAAGTTGTAACAAGGCTCGTAAACTATCTAAAATCGTAAAGTCTACACGCTGGTAATCTGCCTGCGATGGTACACGATGATTTTTACCATCACGACCAAGGTTTGCGAGACACGCTCTAAATAGCTCTGAAACGTTATCGACTACAATTGTGTCGTATGGTTCACCAGCTCCATTTAACAGTTCTTTAACAACTGTTAACCACTCATCCCAAATCTTATGCGTGTCAACATCTGCGATGTCAATATTTTTGCATCCAGCTAAGACTTTCGCAGACTTATCAATGTTAATGACTAATGTCTTACCCTCGATGTATTTAATCGCGCTGGTCTTACCGAATCCTGGATTTCCATAGATTAAGTAACACGCATCGTCATTCGTGATTTTCGTTGCCTGTGTGATTTTCATTTATCTTTCCCCCATCCATATACTCGCTCAGAATAGCACTCGTATCGCACATCATTCGCACTTGTCTCTTGCGCTCCTTAAAGAGTTCTTCTACTAATTCTTTCGGTATCGTGTGCCGATAGCGTTTCAAGACTTCCTCAACTGCCAGATTGATTTCTTCTTCCAGCATTTTTGTGTAAGTCCCTGTATTAATCAGTAGCGAGTCTGCTGTAACGTTGCCAAACTTATCATGATAATCTGGAGCGCACACTAATTCGTATTTTGTGTTAACGTAAAATCTCATTGTTATACCTCATCATCATCGCCTAACCACCGTCTGCCAGATCCGTACCAGTGCCATAGGTCTGGATCGTTATAATCAATTTCTTCGTTTTCGTCCATTTAGTAATACCCGTAAGACATTCGTGTGTTCGATATCCCTTTTCTCGTAGATTTTTAATAGAGTTTCTAACTCTTTAATTCGTCTTGCTTTTCTAAAGAACATCTGCCATGCTCCAATCGTTGTCTGAGCAAGAATGTTTGCGTGCATAAGCTAGATCAGCTTGAAATGCTTGGTAGCCCTCGTTGAATTTCTCTTGTAGATCTTCTTCGTACTGTTGCATGATCGCATCTTGCTTTGCTTGACGGGCTTTTTTACGTTGCGCACGTTTAAAGTCCCAAACCGCTCCGATAAATCCAGCCGTGAAAAATGTTCCTGCGATTGTTATTCCTGCGATAATGTCGTTATACATGTTGTATTTCCTTTTCTAGTTCTAAAATCTCATGTACATCGTTTAAGTCGTACATGATGTACTTTCCTTGCTTGCGATACTTCAAGCCCTTGCGCTTCAAGCGTTTTAGATATTCATTGCTAAAACCAAACATCTCTTGTAGTTCTGCTTGACTGATTGGAAGCAATTCTTTTTTCGCCTGCTCTTTCGCTTCAAGATAGATTTCTCTGATCTGTTCTTTGATTAGTTCTTCAATCATTGTCTATCTCTCTATTCTGTGTTATAATTAATTTAGTTAAATTTCATGAGCGCTTCACTCCACTGTGAAGTGCTTTTTTGCTTTATGCCACATCTTTTTGCTCAATCAGTGGCAAAATTCCTTTTTTATTTTTAAGTAAATCGTAAAGGAACAAACGTCCTTTTTGAGTCCAGTAAGTATGCATCTTGCTATAATCTGCATCGATTGTATGAGTTTTTGATTGAGTATAACCTTTACCTGCGTATTTTTGATACAAGAGCCAAGTATTCCCTTGTTTGAATTGAATTTTCAATTCATGGAGAATCTTATTCATTTTTTTTGCACTCATTCCATAATCTTTTGCAATTACAGAAATTGCCACTAGCGATTTGTTTTGCAATACCAAATCATAATAAGATGCTTTAGGTTGCAATTCTTGAATGATTTGGTTTTTTTGAGCAATTTCTTCTTGAGCTTGTAATCGTAACCTACGCTCTTCTTTTAATTTTTGGAGCGCTGCGATTGCCATATCTGGGTTATTAAGCAGATCATCAATAGCATACAGACCATGTTTGCGGATAGCTGGCAAAACCTCACTGGTCACCCAGTCTGTAAAAGCTTCCGCTTCTTTTTTCTTACTCTGAAAAATCAATTTATATAGATTGCTCTCAGAAACAAATTTCATATCTTGCTTTCTTCCAAGGCCATCGATGACCTCATTTGTAATGACCCCATCTTGTTTAAGCCTTTTCAAAGCTTGACTTGGATTGTTTATGTCTAAGATTTTACACACATCCGCATTGCTAAAATACGGATCATTATCAATAGTTACTGTACGTACCTCTTGCCCGTGAAAGTTAAAAACTTCATTCATGGTACTTCTCCTTTCTACTCAATCCCATAATCTTCAATAACCTGAAGAATAAAACTGTTCGCTCGTGGACCTTTAGTCGTTCCACTAAGAATATTTGTCACTTCCTGTCGTTTAAAGCCATAAGCAACCGCTAGAGTTGTTTTTTTAATGCCCTTATCTTTCAAAAAAGCATTAACTTTCTCACGACCGTTTGCGATATCTGGCATATATATTCCTCCTTATCCCTAATTTATGTAAATAAGAAACAACTAAAAATTAAACTTTTTTCGTGTTATTGCTTGACAAAATCTATAATAAAATCTAAAATGAAAGCATAATAAAAACACTAATAAATTCACAAATACTGTTCGCCAAAACATTTTTATGATTTATTTTTTTAGTTGTTTTTTTAGTTGTAACTTACTTACAAAAACTATTCTATACTTTTTTCTAGATAATGTCAATACTTTTTTCTAGATTTTTTTAGAATATTTTTTTGTGACGTCATAGAAAGGTTGATGTATCAATGTTTTCGACGCTAGAAAAAATTAAAGAATTAGCAAAAAGTAGGGGTATTTCTTTAGCAAAGTTAGAAGAAAGTCTAGGGTATAGTACCAATTATTTCTATACCTTAAAAACAAAAACCCCAAACTCTGACCGCCTACAAGAGATCGCCGACTACTTCAATGTGTCCACCGACTACCTACTGGGACGCACTGATAGTCCACGGATTGCGTCAAATACCTCAATTGTAGATACCGATCCTATAGAAGAGCAAACACTCGTCATGTTTCGCAAAGAAACTGAAGATATGTCGGACGACGAAAAAGAGCGCTTCAACAAAGCACTCTCTAGAATGATGAAAACTGCCCGTGATCTCGTCAAAGACGATTCTCTTTGGAAGTAGGTGACTATTTGAAACATTATACAAGACCCTCAAAAGAAACTTACTTACAATATCACACAAATGCTACTCGACTTCTTTTAGACGTATCTGAATACTGTAAAGTTCATGTCTCGCAACTAACATTTGATTTAATTATAGAATTTTTTGAAGCTAACTTTAATATTCGATTTGTTTATTTCGAATCCGATTTAATGTACAAATGGTTTCCTGATAAAAAACAAACAATTAAATATCGATTAACTTCAAAAAGCACTCTTTCTTTAGTTGATTCCAGTTTCTGTAATGTGTGCTCTGGCATGACAATTCCTGATTTTGAAACGCAACGATTTATTGTGTATATTAATCAAGACGTAGTGAAAAGTCGGGTAATGTTTACTATTCTTCACGAACTTGTTCATATTTACTTCCATCTTATGAGTTCTGTATACGATAAAGTCCTAGTTTCTAAGACATCTTCTAATTACAGCGACTCATACCCAGAAGAAATTGCTCCTTTGGAAGATGAAGCAAACATAATTGCCTCAATTTTATTTCTGAATGATCAAAAGTTACTAAATTATATTAATATTGGAACTACTTTTGAACAACTTATAGAGGCTAGCCAAATGTCAAAGCCTGCTTTGCATAACCGTCTAATGAATTTTCTAATTTATAATTGCAGTTGCCAAGAGTATTATGCCCTCAGTATAGTCCAGGGGTATAAAAATGACGAAGACTGGGCTATTTTGACTTTGCAACAATTTCAAAGAGAATTACAAGAAATTGCTTAAAATACAAAGAGATTAGGAGAGAAAAGATTATGAAAATAGGACCACGGACACCGAATATAAAAAAGAGAGTATCATCTCGTACAACTGGCGCTATAAATCGAAAAGTTAAAAGAGCCACATCTCCATTATACGGACAAAAAGGTATTGGTTGGGTTAAAGATCCAAAACGTGCAGCATACAATAAAATATACAACCAAACAACAACTGATTTTGATTTAGCAGAAGGTTGCTCATACGGTTGCGGTTGTCTTGTATTTATTGTGATGATGGTTATTTTATATAACTTTTTATCGACAATACTATAAAAAAATCCCCACACTCTCCGACCGCCAAGTTTTTGAGTGTGAGGAAATCATGTATAGTAAAAGGCATTAAAAAGCCCTTTTTACTATACCCATTTTAACAAGAAATGAGGTAAAAATCAATGATCAAGAAATATTTAACTAAAGATGGAGAGACACGCTATATGCTCCAAGCGTATCTGGGTGTTGATCCATTTACTGGAAAGCAAAGGCGCACGACCCGAAGAGGGTTTAAAACACAAAAGGAAGCGAAGAGAGCAGAACGGGAACTACTGCTATCTGTGGAAGAGAATGGTTTTACAGATCACTCTAGCAAGCCTACGTTTAAAGAGGTAGCTGATCTGTGGCTGGAGAGCTATGAAACGACCGTGAAACCCACAACATACCAGAATACAAAAAATTATCTCAATGCTATCATAGAGTATCATTTTAAAGATATCCGAATTGAGAGCGTGTCCGTGGCCATGATGCAGAAAATAGTTATAGATTTAAGTAAGAAATATGTCGCTTATTTAAGTCAACTATCTATCATTAACAGAGTGTTTAAGTACGCTGTGCATCTGGATATTATCCAGACTAATCCAGTTGATAGGATCATACGACCTAAGCAGCAGAAACCAAGGAAAGAAAAGATAGCACTCACTAAAGGAGAATTAAACAAATTCCTCATGCTGGCAAAGAAAGATGCCAGACCTGTCCTGTATACTGCATGGCATACGCTGGCATATACTGGATTAAGGCGAGGGGAATTGCTGGGGCTAGAATGGTCTGATATTGATTTTGAAAACAAGACCATATCAGTTAATAAGACACTTGTTACAGTCAATGGTAGTCTATATACTCAAAGTCCAAAGACCAAGCGTAGCACACGGACAATCTCATTAGACGATGCCACGATACAAGTTTTGAAGAATTGGAAGCTAGAACAAAAGAAACAGTTTTTTAAAAATGGTGTCAAGTCAAAAGACATTGTCATAACCAATATCAAAGGGAGTTATTTAGACTTTGCTTATTTTCGAGACGAATTAAAAAAATTCCTCAGCACTCACAATTTAAAACGATTTAGTGTGCATAGTCTACGACATACACATGCTAGTCTACTCTTTGAAGCTGGTATAGAGCCTAAAACAATATCAGATAGATTGGGGCACTCAAATATTCAAACAACCTTAAATATGTATACGCACTTAAACGATAAACAGCGGTCAGATGTTGCTGATCGTTTATTAAAATTTCTCGAAGCGTAGTCAAAAACGTAGTCAACACATGAAAACCCTTGATACACAAGGGTTTTTACTTTTATACTACAATT